CTGCCTCTTTGATCCCGCTGATGGTTTCCTTGGCCACATCCGCCTGCCAGCGCAGTGTGCCCAGCGGCAGGCTCAGAGCCCGGCTCATGTCAGGTGCCGCCTCTTTGATCCCACTGATGGTTTCCTTGGCCGCCTCCGCCTGCCAGCGCAGTGTGCTCAGCGGCAGGTTCAAGGCGGCACTCATGTCAGGTGCCGCCTCCTTGATCCCGCCGATGGTGTCCTTGGCCACCTCGGCCTGCCAGGCTAGCGTGCCAAGCGGTAAGCTCAGAGCCCGGCTCATGTCAGGTGTTGCCTTCCCGATCTCGTTGAGCAAGGCCTTGACTTCAGACGTTTGCCAGGTCAGCTTGCTAACTGGGATCATAAAGCCTGTCTGGAGGTCCGGCACGGCTTTCTCGACATCCTTCAGGGAGGTGGAGACATCCTCAAGGCTCCCCTTCACCATCGTAACACTCCTCTGAACCTGTTGCCTTATTTCATCGCTGCTCCCCGTGAAAGCGTCCGAAAAGTGCTTTGCCGCCTCCTCGAAATCCAGCCTCAGCCCAGCCCAGATCCCCTTGAAGAAGGATGCGATACGGCTTCCAATCTCTTTCATAGTCTCCCATACGCCTACGCCCCACTCCACAATGGCATCTAGCATCCCCTTGAAGGCATCCTTCCAGAGCTCGAAGAAGGTTATGTCTTTGAGGAAGTTCCCTAGGTCCACGAACAGCTTATCAACGACCCTCCAGGCGTTTGTGACATCGCCTGTGAGCACACTGACGAGAAGATTAAGGAGATCGAACACTATCCTGAACGCGTTTGTAATAGCCCCGACAAAGCTCCCTATGATTTTCCCTAATAGCTCGAAGGTGTCTTTGAGGGCCGCCATAAACTCCTCCCATGTGACTTGTGTCCCTGCAATAGAGGAGACGAAATCGAGGAGCTTCTGTCTTAGCACATCAAGGATGCCCGAAAGGCCCCCCATCTCTTCTACCCAGCCCACCATGTTATTGAGCCATTCCGTGAGTTTGACTGTGAAGTCAGTTAAGAATTCAAGTGTCCTCGGATCGATCAGGGCGATCTTTAACACGTTCCATGACTCCTGCAGCGCTTCTACGCGCCCCTGCAGGGTATTGAGCTGAGTTTCGGCCATCTCCTGGGCTGCACCGCCGAACTCTTTAACGTCTGCGCCACTCTTCGCTACTGCATCCCGAAACTCCTCCCAGCTTATTGTGCCGTCAGAAACCTGCTTGGCCAGATCGGCAGCCAGCACCCCCGCCGTCTCCATTGAAAGGCCCGCCTCTGTAAGCTCCGCCGCGAATTTCTCAACCAGCATGCGGTAGGCGTCTGTGCTGGGCTGGGCCTTATCAAACTCCTCGTACAAGACCCGCAGGCTGTCTGAAGAGAGCCCAAGGAGCTCAGTAAGGTCCTTGACACGATCATTCAATTCCATAAGCGCGATGGCTGCGGGGCCGCCACGCTTGCCGAAGAACTCCATCATGTCGGCCGCATCGAAGCCCGCCTCCTTGAATATATCCAGGGCCGCCGTTATGCCTATAAATTTGTTGTTTACATCGAAGAGCGTAAGATCCGTCTCTGCCAAGGCTTCATTGACTTTTGAGGAAGGAGAGAGTATTTCGGTCAGTATGTTTCGTAGCGCCGTTCCCGCCATCTCAGCCTTGATGCCCACATCATGAAGGGCGGAGAGGGCTCCCACTACCTCTTCAAGGCTCACCTCCATCGCCCCTGCAACGGGGCCGACGAATTTGAAAGCCTCTCCCAAATCGTTAACAGTGGCATTCGTAGATGCAGCCGCCTGGGCCAGGACATTAACCACATGGCCTGTTTCCTCAACAGGGATCTTCATGCTGCGCAGAATGTTCGTGGTGATTTCTGCTGATCGGCCCAGGTCCTCCATGCTGGCAGCTGCCAAGTTGGCCACACCGTCTATAACCTTAATGATCTCGTTTGTTGTGAAGCCTGCTTGTCCCAAGTTTGTCATGCCGTCCGCGATCTCTTGCATGCTGAACTTGGTATCTTTACCCACCTGCATGGCCTTTTCTCTCAGGTCCTCGAAGCTCTGGCCAGCCGCGCCCGTGACTGCCTTCACGTTGGCCATTGCCTGCTCAAAGTTGGCAGACATCTCAACTGCGCCCTTGAAAAACTTGCCGAGCGCTAATCCAGCTCCCACAAATGCAGCCCCGATTGCCAGTGCAGCCTTCTCTATGTTGGACAGCCCGCCGAGTAGGCCGCTTATGGCACCTGAGGCGTTATCCTTGGCGCTGACTACCAACGTGAGTTCTTCGGAAACAGCCATCTCGCCACCTAATCACCCACTACCTATCTAGCCTAAAGCCCATATTCTGTCTCTGTTCTTGCATCTTCTCGGCTTGTGCTCGGGAAACCGCCGCGTCGATGATCGCCATTGCTTTCAAGTATAGATACGGCTGATCCTCAAGCCCGCCGGCCCGAAGCAAATAGCCGTTCTTGTAGTATCTGAACCACTCCAGATATTGGAGTGCCCACGGCTCTACTATGTTGATCAGACAGGTGTAAATCGGCTCACGCTCGTCCCCCAGAAAGAAGAGGGGGAAGGACGCTTTAAAGCCGCAGAGCCTGCGAGATCCCACAGCTTCTGTACAATGCGGCGAATGAAACTCACCCTTCTCTACCATGGCAACCGCCAGCTCTAATTTTTTATCTCACTCTCCCTTAGAAAGTCCCCTTCGTTGATGGCCTCTGCCAGCTCGCGTCGGTGCTTAGCCCTCAGTCTTGAGAAGAACTCAAAGAGTTTTTCATCTGAGGCATCGGAGCCGGGGTATTGTATTTCGTTGCCCGCTTCATCTTTGAAGTTCTCGACGCGCGAGATTCCTGATTTAAGTGTCTCGAACTGGAGGTCACCACTGGGGATGTTTATCTCAAATGCACCCTGGTCCTTCCAGCCACCATGCACCTTGATGCCTCTTGTAATCATATCCTGAGCATCCCAGTAGCTTTTGGCACCCCGGTGCTTGAGCCACCAGATGGTTTGTTCACTCCGTGGCAGAGAGCGATCGTCTTCCAATACGTAAGGGTACTCCTTAAGAGGATTAAGCGCTCTCATAATTCAACTCCTTATTAAGCTATGTGACCGAACGTCAGCTCGATCTCGTCATCGCCGGTGTTTATGTTTGCGGCGAATGGGACGCTGTAGATGAAGACACCATCCCTCTCACCGGGGTCGATGGACTTAAGCTGCACCTTCGGGATGTGGATCCTCGCCTTGTCTTTGACCACTATACCGAATGTTACGGTAAGAGCCTTCTCGGCTAGGGCATCAAGGTCGCCCCAGAAGGGGATGGTGGCTTCCAGCTCAGCCTCGGGGTTGAAGCTCCCGCCAGGGTCGCGATTTACGATCATAGCCCTCACAATGCCGTGCTCCGCTGTCAAAGCTGGCAAGAGAGAAACATCGTTGTTAAGGCTCACGGCCAGCTGCTGTACGATCGGTGTAGCCGTTCCCCAAACAAGCGTCAGTTTCTTAGCTAAGAAGTAGTCGGTTGTTAGGTAAGTAGGGTCTGTGGGCATCGCTGTGTCCGTGGGCTTGGCATAAAGCGCTGAGAACGTGTAGGTGGCGATCCAGTCCTGCCCCGCTGTGATCGTGAAGACCACATTCCCCCGGCAGCCTAGGAACTTCCAGAGCAGCCCGGAGCGATACACATAGATCGTGCAGGAATCAAAGTTCGTCGAGACGGGCTTGTAGACGACTCTGCCGTCCCAGCCCGTCACGGTTTCAGGTGTATAGGTGGGAGCGTAGCCGCAGGCCCTAAGCAAAGGATCGAAGCGCTGGGGCGCAGTAGAGAGTCCCTTTGCAGCAGCCCCGTCTGTTCTCATGCGATGGGTAAAGGTTACGGTCGCCGAGCGGAGCCCCGTGGTATGCTTTCGCCTGCCAAGATCTGGGCTCAGGACCGGCCGAGCCTGTAGGTCTGTATCAAAGCTCATGCTGAGGCCCTCTACCAAAAGTGCATCCGCAGCCTTGGTGGGCGCGGCATCTGTCCCGTAAGTCGTTTCCTTCTTCGCCAGAATGAGTGCAGTTGTCGCTAATAAGTTAGGCATTTATTTCACCTCCTGTTCAGCTGAGAATTTAGATAATGCCTGCTGCAGTGCTCTTACAACCAGGCGGCGTCTCTGCCCCGCCTGCTCAGCATCTAAAAGAGATTGTAAGAACTCCTGACTGAAGTTAGACTGCTCTATAGTAGAGCTAAGCTCAAAGCCCGTCTGCGATAAGACGGCCGCTATTTCATTTGGCACCGCGGCGGGGGCTGCAGGTGATTGCTCAGACTCAGCCGTGGATTCCTCAAGCAAGACCTCCACTCCGTCCTTGATGACATAGGTCCCGCCGCGCCTGACTTGAATTGTCTGTATCTGTGTGTTCCCTGATTCAGTCTCAACCATTTGCCTTCCACTCTCCTTTCCTTTCTACTAAACTCCGCTTTGTTGTCTTCGCTCCTTGATTGATGTGATCAACCACACCGACGAGAAGAACAGTTTAGTCTCCTCACCCCTCACGGTGCGGTCATATGCGATCGTAAGGATACTGACGTCTGCCATAGCCCCGTACTGCGGATTCTTCTTAAGAACTGAGATCACCGCATCGGCGTATCTAGATTCTTTGCGCCACAGCTTCTCCAAGTTGTTGTCCTGCAGCAAAATGATCAAGTCGATGTGATGCCAAAGATCCGCCACACTTCCCAGTACGGCCTCCTCTTTGAAGTCGGTGTGTGTCTGATCTATGATCATGCCCGGGATTGAGCTATAGCGCATCTGAGGATGGAAGAAGTGATAGTACTCCTTCGGGGCGACAAGCTCCTCCGCAGGCACTTTAGCATCTCCAAGTGCAGTAAGCTCAGTTTGGAGATTTGCCTTAAATAATGCCTCTAAATCGTCCTTGATACTCTCGATCATTTCGCAAATAGATGTGCCTTAAGAAAGCCCACCCAACGCGGGCCCAACTCCTTAATGATCTTATCCGTAATGAGTTTTCGCGCTGGCATGGTCTTTGTGCCCAACTGATGGAACTTGGCGTAATAGACACTTGTGCCGATCTTCATCTTTTTAGGGTCCTTGAGAATGACGGCACCGGCCCCGCCCTCGAATGAGCGCTTTAATTGTCCCGATCGCTCCAAGATTGCTGAGGGATACCCCCGCTCGATCTTCCACCGCAAGTAGGCAGAGGCCAGAGGCGCCCAGGGGCTGCCACCCACTCTGCCCTCGCTTTCAAATTGAGAGCGCATGATCTCATGGAAGTCGGCACCCGCCCGATCCCATAAGCCCCTGAAATCTAGAAGCCTCTGTAGCATTCCCCCGAAGAGGTCCCTAATGAGATCGAATCTCAGCATCGCAAACGCCAGATTAAACATTAGTACACGTCCTCAATTGAGAAACGCTTCTCTTGATAGTCCTCATGAGCCTGGTCTATACCACTAACCCCTGCCTTTTCAGTGTAGGCGGCATCTGAAAGCATCAAAGGGGTCTTGCTCACTTCGAGCAGGAAGCTGGTAAACTGCCGCCAGTAGGCTTCCTCTCTCGAAGAGAAGTCTTGGGTGGGGCTCGAATAGACGGCCAGCACCCTCGCGCATACCCCCATGATCACGGCATCCCTAACCATCGCGTATGCCTTGGGGTTGGAAGCCTGTGTGAATGGGACAGTGAAGCCCAGGTCTTCCAGGGTACCGTTAACGCGCCCCTCGATACGCGTGATGATGGAATCCACCGTGGTTGCGCTCGGCTTGGAGCTCACATCGAATGTGAGTCCCAGCTCCTTCTCAATATCTGCTACAGCCGCGTAGGCTCCCATATCTTCATCTTCACTTACCTAACAATCAACCGAATGTTAGGTAAGTTTTGTTTAGCTCTTAAGCTTCTTTACAAAGGTGCGAACGGTCTTCTGCTCAGGAGCATCTTGAGCCCCCGTAGCTTCGTCAGACGAAGTTCTATCGACTGGTTCCCAGAAGCCTGACGGAAGCGTCTCCGGAGATGGATGATTTAACTCGTCACCAGAGCCGTAGTCCTTCCCATCATGCTTCAGTATCCCCGGCCCCTTCCATCTGATTAAAGGCATGTTTCTCCTTCCCCTTCATCTCTTCTCTACAGCAGGGCATAGACCTCGAAGGGCGTGTTGCTGGCTGCCGCATCCACCGTGACGTTGGTGCCATCATAGGCGGTGACCCAAGCATGACCCTTGATAATAAAACAGAATACGGGAACAGCACCTAGACCATGAGCCACACTAACGGGTACTCCGGCAGTTACTACCGTGCCTGACAGCTTAGTGCCGTTCAGCTTGGCTTCTCTGATGTTGTCATCGGCAAGCTTGGCAGCTGTTACTGCTGTATCAGCGATCTTGGCTGTCTCTACAGCATTATCCGCCAGCTTGGCAGTTGTTACTGCCCCATCAGCGATCTCAGTAGTGCCCACGGTCCGAACGCCAGCCTCAAGGTCACCGGTTACTACCTTGCCCGCTGCTATTGTTCCTCTTGTCTTAATTGTGACACCCATTTCAAAACCTCAACTCCTTTCTGTTAATGGGTAAGAGGAGGGGGAGAGCCCCCCTCCCCCCACCTCACTTGCACCAACTATGCAACCGCATTCGCTATAAAATACCCACACGAAGCGTCTGTCTTGACTATATCCAGCTCCCACTTGCCCTTGAAGACATCCCTGTCTCGTGGTTCATCGCGGAAGCGCTTGATCACGCGATCCGAGAACTGCAGGGTGTACCCGGCAGATTGCTCTTCGAGAGCTGGAGACGCGGGAACATAAAGCAACAGCGCATGCTTGCCCCAGACCCAGTCCGTGCTGGGGGGCGCGCCCTCCACAGCAGTGTCATAGATCGCCGAGCCCACGAGCACTCTATCGAGCTCGAAGACCGCGGCGACAAGTTCAGGCGTGATGTTTCCCGGCTGCGTGTACTTGTACTTCTCTATGATGTCAGGGTGATGCTTAAGCTTCTGCCACACCGCCATACCCAACGCCAGAGTATTGGGCTTGCGCCCACTAGCCTTGGCAACTGTGAAGATGCCTGTCTCAATAACTCCCAGCGGGTCGCTATTTGCATAGTCGTTCCACTGAGATGTGCCTGAGAGCGTGATGTCCGTGCCCCACACCCCTGTTTTGAAGCAGTCACTCACGAAAGTACGCTCCACCTTAAGAAGTAACTTCTCAGTGATGAACTCCGAGGCGTTTCTGTCGGGGGCAAGCGGCTCATCAGCGTTCTCCCTGATTTCATCAGGCACGCTCTTTGAGAAGGCAAACTGCTTTGTGCTGTAGGTGCCAGTGCTCAGCTCGTAATCGCCTTCGGGGTATTCCCCGCCAGGGGCGCGAAGCTTGGCTTCATCTCGCAGCCACCCCTTAGTAAAAATGAAGTACTTGCCGGATGATTGCTTTACTCTAACTATGGGGAATACATCCGTTGCGATATAGTTCAGGTTCTTGTAAGCCAATGAGAACGCCGTTGCGATCTTGTCCACGAACACATCTGACTTCGTCGGCTTCATCTCAAATCACCTCCTCTCTTGTGATTGATTACACGATGCAAACGAACGATATGACCACTCCGTCCGCAGTTGAGGCCTCTAGGGCCACACCAATCTTAGTGCCAGTGGCGAACTTTATAAGCTTGCCGGAGGCGTTGAATTCCAGAGCATCGCCTGCCGCGATCGCCGTCGTACTGCCGTCGCTGACGGCCTTCAGGATGCCACCGGAGCTGAGCAGGGCCACCAGGGCTTCCTTGCCCGCCGCATCCGGCTTGTTCTGTAGGACGCCGATCGGGTTATCGGTGGTCGCGTTGAGGACGCCCACGGTATCAGCCGCCGTGACTTCAACTAAGAAGTACTGCTTGGCAGAAAGATCGGATGCAGCCTTTAACGAGACCAAACTCACAGGAATTTGTACCGCCATTGTAAATCACCTCCCTCGTCTTCAAGCGTCACTTCACCAGATCTGGATTCTCACGTGCGACCTCGATCATGGCATCTGAGAGCGAGATCTTCCTCTCAGAAGCCTTCTGCCTCGCCAGCGCCAGAAGCTGATCCGCACGGTCGCCCTCGCTCGGGGCGCTTGAGCCGATCTCCTGGAAGTAAACAACCGGCTTCTCACGCAAGAACTTAATCGTTGCGTCGGGGTCCTTGTCGTAGAGCCCCTCCCAGTAGGCTTTCTCCTTTGGGAGAATCTTGCGGTTGCGAATGGCCTCATTCAGCACGATGTCGCGGTTCACAGCGTAAAGCTGCTTCTCAGCGGCCACCCGCGCAGCCTTAAGCTCCTCCACAACGCTCACGGGCACCATGCCCTCCCGCTCGCGCTGCATCTTGTCCTCCAAATCCGCAAGCTGGGCCTTCAATGCAGTATTCTCCTTAGAAGCGATTGTATAGGCTTCCAAGAGCTCTGCCTCAGAGGCAGGTACCTTCTTAAGCGCCGCCAGCTCTGCCTTGAGCGCCGCGTTCTCAGCCTCAAGCTCCGTAATTCGCTTCTTGAGATCTTCCACGTCTTGCAGCAACTTTGTGTCCGTCATGGCTTCATTCACCTCCTCTTCAGAAGATTGATCTAATTCAGATTGCTCCGTCTTTAGCACCTTGCGATGCCTTTCTAATACCGCACGCGCACGCCTTATAAGCTCCTCCCTTGAGATCGAGTCCGTGACGGGTTTAATCTGATTCACCCTGGCAAGCGCGTTACGATAGTGCGGCAGGTCGATCTTGCCGTTCTTGTCTTTAAACGGCAGATGCCTGGCCCTCTTATCCTTAGTCTTGCCCCGCTTGTAGGCCGGCTCAATCACAGCGAAAGATGAATCCGGCAGCGAGTTTATAAACGCCGTCGTCCATTCCGCCATCATCACGCCCAATATCTCCTGAAACTGGACTGGGCTCATGCCCTCCAAGAAGGGCTGATTCACAAGAGCCGCGGACTTAAGCCGAGTCCCTACCTCTTCGCCCGTCTCCTTATCCTTGAAGGAGAATTGAATCACGGGGCTCAAATAGCGGTATTCGCCCTCTTTAATGTAGTTTCTCGCTTGATTCGTCCACTCCACAACCGCCCACAACCCATCGTCCTCGATAAAGAGCTCCTTGATCCAGCCCGCCGCCTTGCCTTCTTCAGCTGCAGCACACGTAAGCTCAGAGGCATGGTTGTAGTCAACTACACGCTCCTTCTGCGGGGCATTCTCGAAGTTTGCAACCATCTCTTCAAGGTCTTGCAGCGTGATCTCAAACTCGCCGTACTGGGGCGAGTGGAAGCGGCCCACCTTGCAAAGCTGAACCTCGGTTTCCTGTGAACCGTCCTCTTGCAATGGGTAGAAGCCCATCCAAGTCTTGTTTAAGACATCCGTCGTCATGGAAAATCACCGCCTTTCCTCTTCGTATTTCTCAGGCGCACTTCTAAGCTTAGGTCCCTCAATCCATGAGCGGCCGAAAGCCCCCCAGAACCAAATGCGAGGATCTCGCGGCTGGCGCCTTCTGGCCTTGTAAAGGCAGAAGAAGCAGTCGGGTCCCTTCTGCTCATGCCCGTCATTCTCCAGTTGTAGTACGTTCTTAATGCGCCCACATAACGTCCGATCCGCTCGCTCACCCATAAGAAGATGCACCTTGCGGGCACCCCATATCCTCGCTGCCTCTCCGACCATATCCTCTTCTTGTACCTTTGCGCCCCGCAGATGAAAAAGATGATAGATCATGCCACTGCCTCAAAAAGCCCCAATACCTCGCGCCTAAGCTCCTCCTCTGAGATGTCCCCATCCCCTAAAAGAAGGCGCTCTCTAAGATCCACGCTGAGTTTCGCCGCCATATTCTCCGCCAGCAGAATAAGCTTCTCGCTGTCCTCTTCCGGGTAAGCCTCAAAAAGAATGTCTTCGATCGTGTTTGTTAATGCCCCTTGAAGCGGGATCTCTCTCAATGCCTTGTAGCCACCTCTCTCAAGCGATTCCACCAACTGCCTGCGTTGCTCGCTCTGAATGGCACCTACCTCGCGAATAAAGCGCAAAGTTGCAGCATCAGCAGCCTCCACCTTCGGCTTAAGCTTCCCATTCCCTCCTCTCACATCAGTCACATCGATCGGAACCCCCAACTGAGCCCTAATGTACTCCTGCAGAGGCTGATCAGGGGCTAATGCACCGGAATGAACAAGCTGAGGAATTACCGTGAGCTGCCCCACAAGGTCCATTACTTGCAATCTGCCCGGCACCACATAGGGGTAGCGCTCCACCCCCTCAAAGTTCATGTCAACCAAATCCCTTATGCCCCCGCTCTCAGTACGCCGCTTCACCTGTCCACCCAGAATAGCCGCCACATACTCCGCCACCCCCTTTAGTGATGCCAAAAAGAACTCCTGTAAACCCTGCAAAGCCGCCCTCGACCCAAACCTCGAGGTCGAAAAGTTTAGGAAGGAAGCCAGCACAGATCTGGCTATCTGCATGTCATGATGCTCAATCGCCTCCTGTATCCCCATCGCCCCGCCCTGACCCGTAGGCGTCAGTATCTTGACTTCAAGTGTGTCAGGATGCCTGATATATGACCGCTCGTTCGCCCGTAGTTCTCTGAGAAATTTGTCGATCTCCGCCTTGTCCGTCTCTGAAACCCCCTCGTGCCAGATCGCCTCCGGAATCCCAACCCCCCAACGGTCGAACCGCACAGCATCTATCTTGTAAAGCACATTCTTTATGTGCCAATGCTTGTACGCCGACCTCAAAATCGACTCACCCTTGAAGTTGTTCCCCCTCTGACGATGCGTGAATCTGAGAAGAGCCCTCGCTGGAATCTCAATCTCTTGATACTGCCCCTCTTTCATCGCAAACTGTGTAACCTTCTCTAAGTCCCCCTCCTTGTTCTCATGCCACTTGATAATCGTCTCCGGCAGCCTAGGCGCTAACTTCTTAAAATACACACCCCCAGCCCTCTCTTCATACACCACCTCAAATAAAAATGAGCCGTAAAAAAGATAGTCAAATACCTGCTCCAAAAAGTCCCTCTTTAAGGGCTCCCAGTTCTTCTCCACAAAGTCCGCTATCTCTATATCGCGAGGATCATCCGAGGCCGGCTCTATAAACCACTCCGCCTGCTTTAAAGGCAGCGTAATCACCTGCTCTACCGCCTTCACCTGCCCGTCGCTCTTAAGCATCTCGTTATAAGTCGCCAGCGTGATGTCGGCGTTGTAATCAATATTGGTGATCTCTCCCGCAATATTCTCAACCCCGGGAACCCCGTACTCCCTCTCTATCTCTACCCGCGGTTTCTCTTTAACTGCCATACTGTATCTGTCTCCTTAAGCACTCCACTCGCCCGCTTCCTCCAACTCCGCCTGAAAACTCTTCATACCCCCCCCCAAAAACTGCTGCAAATTTCGTAAGCACCCTCGCGCTGAGCGCGCAAGCGCCTGCGTACAGAGGCGGGGGGGCCTGCCTGCACACGCCTGCTCAGAAGCGCTTGCCCAGTAGGCCAGCAGCAAGCGGCATAAGCTTCTGCCCATCCTCCTCGCTCTCATTCAGACCCAGCTCCTGCGCTATGCTGCCTAGGCCATAGCGATAGGAATGCAGTGGCCAGAGCGCCAGAGCCAATGCATCAGCCTTGTCAGGCGAGGTGCCGACCCTGGCCTTGTAGTCGTCCTTGCGCTCCAAGACGTATTGCCCGTTCGAGTTGAACTTGAAGCGCCTGGCCGTCAGCTGCAATGCCAGCTCGTCGTCGGGAGGCAGGGCCAGCTCGCCAAGCCTCAGTGCGTCCTTCACATTTCCCCACAACTCGTCCTTCACTCTCTCATATCTTTGAGAATCCCTTGCGGCTTTGCTTGAATTGATGCCGATAATGGCGATGTCACCTCTCAGCTTCCCTTCGCGCTGCAACTCCTTGAGCCTGTCGAGCACACCAGCTCCTACGCCGCCCTCGTCCACCTTGATCGCCGCAAGCTTGGGCTGCTCCCTGGCGATCGAGACAACTTCCCCCACCACTGCCATCTCGTCGATCTTCGCCCTTTTGCGAATCATCTCAATTCTCATGCCATTGCGCAGACAGAAGGCAGAGGCGTCGGAACCGAAGCGAGCTGGGTCAACGCCTAACTCCCATGGGCCGTCTTCTTTCCCTTTCTCCTCTCCCTTTCCCTTTTCATTTTGAAATTTGGATTGAGCCGAAGTGACAAGATGCAAAGGGACGAAGGCGTCCTCAGCTTGCTCAGGGAACTCACCCAGCACCTTAACCTGATAAAGCAAAGATTCAGGCCCCCAAGCCTTATAGCGCTCAGCAACCCAGGCCGGGGTGATCAGGCCAGGGTAGGGCAAAGGGCCTGTGATCTTCTTCTGCCACTGCCCATTCGCAATATCATTCTCAGCTATATGAAAAGCCGAAAAATTGGGGGTCTGAAAAGCGGAGATGTGCAGCTTCTTAAAGCCGTCGTTGTGATGGGAGCGGTAAAACTCGCCGTCTCTCCTTGTCGGGTTCCCCAAATAGAGCCTTTTGCTGTGGGCAGAGGTGAGCACTGACTCTACGGCCTCGAAGATGTGATCCTCAATGCCGGGCGCTTCATCCGCAATTAAAAGCAAATAATCGGCATGGAAACCTTGAAAGCGCTGAGGGTCATTGGTCGACAGTCCTAGGGCAAACCACTTGTCCTCCGCACTTACACTCAAATCAGTCAAATTCAAAGTGGAGACAGAAAAGGGATTACGACCTTGAGCCAGCCTAATCTCCCGCCATAGCTGATCCTCCACCTGCCTGAAGCTTGGAGCAGTAGTCAGCACCACGGCATTGCGATGCGCCGTGATAAACCAAACTGCTATTCTGCCCGCCACATAGGTTTTACCAGAGGCATGACATGAGCGAACCGTGACCTTATCGCTTCCCTTCACAGCCTCCATGATCTCAGCCTGCTTGCTCCAGAGCGGCTCAGACAGGTAGCTCTGCACAAACCTCGCAGGACGGCTCCGAATATCTCTCAATATCTCCCAGGCTTCTTCGCTCTCTATCTCCACCATTCTCCTCCTGCCTCCTAAGCTCTAGCGCCTCTTCAGCAAGATCATGCAGCCTCTTTAAAGACAGCTTGTGCTCCACCTCAAGTGCCCTTCGATCCGTCGGCTCCCCCACTATGAGCCGATCCTCAGCCCAAATCTGTCTTAACACCGCATAAGCCTGCCCAAAACCGTAGACCAGCTCTCTTAATTTTTGAGGCCCTTCCTTCATGGCCTTGAGCAGCTGGGCCTCAACAAAACGGTTGACCTCAAGCCGCTTCTGGTCAGACAGCACAAGAGCCGTCAGATCAGGCTTGGCGCCCCCCCCGTCAACTCCGTAAACTTTGGAAGAAATTTGCCTGCTTTGCTGAGCCACCTCACGACTGATTTGCTCGTCCAGTTCATGCCACCCATGCCAATTGCAGCCATAGCGGCAGTAAAAACTGCTCTTCGCCCATTTCTGCAGCGTGGCATGACTTGGCATACCCGGTTGTTTACTGACCTTGTGGAAGCTTTTAAGAGAGCGCCAATACTCAAAGGCAGCACGATGGGCTGCCGGAGTGAAAAAACCCTGTCGATCCCTCTTGACTTTAATCATTGCTTCTTTGAGCCGAGCCTTATCACAACGAAGATCAAAGCTGTAATAGCCAGGACCTCTAGAAGGATAAGGCAAAGCCAACCGCCAGCAGCAGCAACGGTCCTAAGTACTTCAAGCATATCTTGCAAGCGCTGAAAGCCTGGCACGTGCCAAGGCGCATCTATTCATTTGCTAACTAATCAGCGCTGAATTCATTTATAAGGCAAAAAGGTGAGTTGTCAAGAGGCTTGTGGAACTAATGTCCACAGATGTCCACAGATGTCCACAAATGTCCATAGATGTCCATGCGTAGGGCGTAACATGTTACCCCCAATGCTGTACTGGGATTAAAAGCGTGAGGGAGGAGAGGAGGGGCGAGACTTAACGAGTATATCTTTTGAGGAAGCTTTCGAGGTCGCGCCGACTGACGAGGATCGCGCCACCTTTTTGGGGTTGGATGTAAGATAGGAGTCCCTTTTTACACAATCTCCACACCTGTTTGTAAGAAAGGCGGAGAATGGCAGCAACCTCGGATAGATTAAGAAGCTCTTCTACTGGATTTTGATTTTGATCTTCATTCTCCGCAGTAGTATTAGGATGCACTGCTCACCTCTCGCAGATGGTGATGCCATAAAGGGCCTGGACAAGCTTCTTTTTGAGCCTATAAATAGGGGTTCGATAGCCCTTGCAGTCTTCGATGATAATTTTGCCGTCCTGTTCGTATTTGAAGTCGGCCTTATAGAAACCCACCTTAATGCCGTTAATGATAATATCGAATCTAGGCTGGAGCTGCAAGAGTGAGATTTTGCCGGCTTTTTCTAGGAGCTTAAGCTGCTGATAACGGATGGCTTCACGTTTGGAGGCGAAGCGGATGCCATCCAGGATAATGGGCTGGGCTTTATACTTAGTTCGGGGTAACATGTTACGCCCTGCACCGAGGCAGTACACTATTTAACACCTTCCGCCAAATGCGTCGGCCTTATAGCAACCCACCTTAATGCCGTTAATAATAATATCGAATCTAGGCTGGAGCTGCACACGACTCACAGGGGTCTTGACTATGAGGTCGTTTTAGGCTAGAATCAAGATGCACATTAACACAGGAAGCACGGGCCTCAGCGGCCAGCTGAGTTCAGCCCGTGCTTCTCATTCGGCCCCACCTCTTCAGTCTTATAAACGCGTTTCACGGCCAGCTCAAGAGCCTGCACTTCTTTTCGAGCCTTCCGCATTACGTGTGCGACTTCATCCCAAGCTGTAGGCCCTGGGGTTAAGCAAGCAACTGTTGCAATCCCATCTCTCGAAAAGATGATGCTGAATCGAACTGCAGACTTCTCATTCGGCCTCACCTCTCCACTCTTATAAGCGCGTTTCACGGCCAGCTCAAGAGCCTGCACTTCTTTTCGAACCTTCCGCATTACGTGTGCGACTTCATCCCAAGCTGTAGGCTCTGGGGGTAAGCAAGCAACTCCTTCAAGCCCATTTCCCGAAAAGAAGATGCTGAATCGAAGTGCAGACTTCTGTTTCATTTCACTACAGTAAGACGGAAACAAAGGGCAGATTTCCACCACTAGGCAAAAATTTTCGAGCTAAGAAGGCTAACATGTTACGCCTTGCGCTGAGACAGTACACTATTTAACACCTTCCGCCAAATGCGCCAGTCACGCTTCTCGCCTTTTGGGATGGCGACTTGGTGCATCCAGCGCTCGTCGGAGAGTCGCGAGAAGATGGGCCAGCCTAAACTTCTAGCAGCATCCCCCACGCTATCGAAGTTAGCCGTGATTAAAGTGGGGAGGTTGTGTCTATAGCGGTAGTCCATAATATCATAGAGCCAGCTTTCGTAGGGGCTTCTGCCCTTCTGCGAATCATCCTCTCCGACCAATCTTACTATACCGATTTCATCAAGCAGGAGCAGGGGGCATCTTGAGAATTTGTTGATGATGTCAAGTCGTTCTGAGGGCCATGCGGCATGTATTTGTAGCAGCAGTTCTGGGCACTTGACGAAGATGGGTTTTAGCGTGTGGCGCTCCACATTTGCCCGCAGCGCGGCCAGGCACAGGTGCGACTTGCCAGTCCCGGTCGCGCCGATGATCATGAGGCCCCTTGGCTCCTTCAGGGCATCGAAGGCCTTGGCTGCCTGGAGTGCCTGAGCGTTCCAGTCGAACTGCTGGAAGGCCTCGAAGGTAGCATCCCGCCAAGCCAGTTCGCCGACCCCTTCAGCCAGCTCGGCAAGGTAGCGCCTTGAGAGCATCTGTCTTTCACTCTGCCATCTTCGTTCGGCCTCTTTCTCAGCACAAGAGCAGTTTGCTACTTGAAGGGGCTTTATCACTCCCAGAATCTTGATATGTTCGACCCTATACGGTCTTTTGCACTTTTCGCATATGATATTCATTCTCATTTCATTTTTTCACCACCGCCTCTCAATCTGTTAAACCCCTCCCATGAAAGGTCGTCGAGTGGGCTGCTTTTCCTGGCAGCATCCCGCTGTTTAGCCAAATCGAGGTAGTCCTCGAAGTGTTTGGGGCAGAAGAGTGTAGCTGGGCGCAGGTACTTCTTCATGCGTTTATCTTGCAGCCATTCCGCCGCCTTGTATTCCACAATCAGCTTCAGGTCGTGTTTGCTTGCCCCTTCACGGAGTCTGGCGCGAATATACTTTGTCTGGGCCCCCTCCACTGAGAAGTTGCGTTGGCAGCGCTCATTGAGAAAGGCAATCACCTCAGCCGTGTCTGCTTCCATTTCCATCTCCTCCTTTTTACGCTCAGGCTTCCTAGCTGAGGTGAGGCTTTGCCTCACAAGATTATTTACTTCTTTTATATTAACTTTAACTATATTAGGAGGGAATGGATTCCGGAGGATTCCGGAGGATTCCGGAGGACTCCGGAGGACTCCGGAGGACTCCGGAGGACTCCGGAATGGATTCTGTGAATAGAGGCCTTGGTACTCTTTGGGGATGATCTTCGTAAAGTTTGGGTGGTTGGGGATAATAGATGGGGCGGGGTGACTGATCCTTTGGTATCTGAACCATTTGGGTATTTGATAGTAGGTAACGATGTCGAGTCCGTCGGAGCCTTGATAGCCGAGGGCCAGCCCCAGCTTCTCAAACTCCGTGAGGATATTTTTGATCTCGTCCGGGGGTGCTCCAAGAGCCGTGGCCAGCACGGAAGATTTGCCTTTGCCCTCGTCATCGGCTTGAGAGATCAGGCAGATCCAGGCGAGCCTGCGCCTGTCGCTGGAGATAGCCCGGAAGGACTCTGAGTGCCACATATCAGGGTCAAGCATTCTTTTTCGCGCCATTCTTGCCTTCCCTTTCTATTGCTATTCTATCTCTTAGGTAACGATGTCGAGTCCATCGGAGCCTTGATAGCCGAGGGCCAGCCCCAGCTTCTCAAACT